GAGAATGATGATGACCCCCACAAGTTCCCGGCGACCCCCCAGCCGGTGAAGCGGATGCGATGACGTTTCCGCGTTCCGGGTGTGGGTCCCAGCCAGGAAGTCACCCGGAACACCGAACCGTCAGAAAGGAACTGACATGCTGATTACCAGTCCACCCGTCTGTAGTCGCCAAATGGGGAATCCAAAGCCCGGCGAGTTCAAGATGCGCGCCACGAAGAATGGGCCTTGGCTGGCTGCGCAGATCAAGCGTGTGTGCATGTGCACCATCGGCGGGTCTGTGCTTCACGATCACACGCCAGACTGTGACAGGCCGGGTTCCCTTACCGCAGAACTGAACGGACGCTCGCACCCCGTTGAAGATGTCTGGATGTACGGGAGACCAATCACACGGACGGAATACGACCGGTTGTCGGGGTGTGACCCGCGACCGCTTTCATCGCAATCACCTGCATTCTAAAGGAGAAGAAAATGCTTGGACACAACAACCCCCCCGAACAGTTCGCCCGCGTCGATGAACTTGTTGCCAACGCAGATCGGTGGAAGACGGAGCGCCCGGTCATCGAAAGCGATGATGTTGCCGGTAAGGCGCAGGCGTTCCTTGACCAGCTTCGGTCATGCGCAAAGGAAATCGAGGCCACGCGGAAGGCGGAGAAACAGCCGCATATGGATGCAGCCAAGGCCGTGGACCAGGTGTTCAAGCCTCAGATGGATCGCCTCACTGCCGCCGCCAACATCATCAAGGGGCTGCTCACGGAATTCCTCCGCAAGAAAGAGGATGAACGACGTGCGGCGGAGGCTGAGCAGCGGCGCATTGCAGATGAAGCGGCGCGCAAGGCTGAGGAAGCTGCAAGAGCCGCCTCCAGTGTCGATCAGCAGGTTGCCGCACAGAAGGCCCGTGAGGATGCCAGCGCGGCTGCGGCAGAGGCAGACCATATCGCCCGGACCCGCTCACAGGTGACCGGTCAGGGCCGCACGGTTTCTCTCCGATCCTGGAAGGTCGGCGTGATTGTTGACCAAGGCAAGGTCTACCGCAAATTCCGCGATCACCCGTCCGTTATCGAAGTGCTTCAGAAGCTTGTCAACGCGGAAGTTCGCGGGGGCCGGAGCATCCCCGGAGTGGATATTCGGGAAGAGCAGGAGGCGGCATGACCCCGGACTTCTGTGACCAGTGGACGGCAATCAGGGAGACAATGGAATGAGCGAGATCAAGTACACGCCGGGGCCTTGGCGCGCGACTGAGCGCGATTCCGAAATTATCATTGAGGGTGGCTGTACGGAGGTTGTGGCCGTGCTGCCCAACCCGGCCCGACACGGGTTTGGTGTCGTGTCTGTTGATGAGCGGCAAGCCAACGCTGAACGGATCGCCGACGCAGTGAATTTTTGGAACAACGTAGCCGCTGCCATCGCCAAGGCGGAGGGCCGGTCATGACCTTCACCCCCGAACAGACGGCAATGCTGTCATCACCCCTTGACCGCTCCCACGTCAAGACACGCCAGCAGGCCGGGCAGAACCTGTCCTATGTCGAGGGCTGGCACGTCATCGCGGAGGCCAACCGGATATTCGGCTTTGACGGCTGGACCCGGCAGACCGTGCAGCTTGATTGCGTCCATGCAGGAGAACGCCCGGACGGGAAGGCGTCGGTCACGTATCTGGCCCGCGTTCGCATCATTGTCGGGCGGGGGGATGATCTGGTCATTCGCGACGGGACCGGCAGTGGACACGGCATTTCCAAGAACATGGGTGACGCCCACGAAAGCGCCATGAAGGAGGCCGAGACGGACGCCATGAAGCGCGCCCTGATGACCTTCGGCAACCCCTTCGGTCTGGCGCTGTACGACAAGACGCAGGCAAGCGTGGAGGACGCGCCACCGCCGCCGTTCGACCCCGAAGCCTGCTTCACGCGCATCAAGGAGAAGATCGGTCAGGTGGCCAACGGGAAGGCGCTGGACACGTTCCTGCGTGGGGAGAAAGCCAACCTCGACCGGCTCCCGACAGAGAAGTTTGACGAACTCAAAGCGGTGGCAACCAAGCGCCGCGAAGAAATGGAGAAAGCAGCATGAGCGGAAGCATCAACAAGGTCATCCTGGTTGGCAATGTGGGCCAAGACCCGGAAGTGCGCCGGATGAACAACGGTGACGCGGTTGTCACCCTGTCGGTGGCCACCGGCGAAAGCTGGCGGGACAAATCGTCTGGCGAGCGCCGGGAGAAGACAGAGTGGCACCGCGTCGTGATTTTCAACGAGCATCTGGCCAAGGTCGCCGAGCAGTACGTCCGCAAGGGATCGAAGGTCTATGTTGAAGGCCAGATCCAGACCCGCAAGTGGACCGACCAGCAGGGCCAGGACAAGTACAGCACCGAAATCGTGCTCAACCGCTTCCGTGGCGACTTGCAGATGCTCGACAGCAAGGGTCAGGGTGGGGGTGGAGAGACGCCGCCGGGTGCGGGGGATCTGGACGATTCCATACCATTTGCCCACCCGTGGGGTGAGCGGTGATGCTTCGCGCGCTCACACTGCAATGGCAGGCGGTCGGGCCGTTGGTCGAAGTGGATTCGCTCGGCGTGGCGGATATCTGCACGACAGACCCGGCCATGTTCGGGCAGGGGCATTTCCCCCGGTCAGACGCCGAATCCTGCGAGATTGCCAGATTCATCGCAGCCGCACCGGCAATGTATGCGCTCCTGACAGATTGGGTGACAGAAGGCAGCGCGCCACCGGACGCCGTGGCAATCGTGGAACGGTTCAGTTGAAATCACGCATCGACAAGTCGCAACTGCCGTTCGGGTTTCAGGGCGTCACCGAAGCCCCTGACTTCCTGAAATGGCTCGCGCCGAAGCCCTGCGTGATCTGTCATTCCCGCCCGGTGGATGTTGCTCACCTGCGTCTCCGCAAGGGGCCGGGGACGGGTGCCGGGCGGGGGCAGAAGAACGACCGCTACGCGATGCCCCTGTGCCGCCCCTGTCACCGCGAGCAACACCGGGTCGGGGAGCGGGTCTACTGGCGTCATCAGGACCCTCACGGCATCTGTGACGCGCTCTGGTTCGAATGGAAGCGGGAGACAGCCAATGACTGAATTCATCCTCTCCCCCGACGCCCCGAAGGTCAGGGAACGGGTGCTGGAGCATATCCGGGCGCTCGCAGACAGCAAGCGGTGGCGGGTGACGGTGGTCCGGTACCAGAAGCGCCGGACCCTTCCGCAGAATGCCCTGTTCCACAAGTGGGTGGATCAGATCGCCACGGAAACGGGCAACGACAACGAAAGCACGAAGGACGCCCTGAAGGCGATGTTCCTGCCGCCGCGCATTATCGCCATGGGGGACGAATTGAAGGAAGTGCGCCAGTCAACCGCCGCGTTGAACGTGGCTGACATGGCGCAGTTCATGACCCGCGTTCAGGGGTGGGCCGCATCGGAGGGGATAGCCCTTCCGCAACCAGAGGAGATGCATGATGAGTGACAACGAACGCGCCGTCATCGAGGCGGCTGTGGAGTGGGGGCATGTCCGCGACTTCTGCGGCAAGACGGCGGTCACGACCGAACGCCGGGCGGACGACCTGGCCTCTGCATTGGCAGAACCGCACAACGAACATGATGGCAAATGGGAGCCGAGCCGGGAATGATGTTTTTCGTCGGCCTCCATCAACCGAGTGATTGTCAGCACTTCGCCAGGTCATTCGTGAGCGTGAACAGACTGCGGCAGCGGAAAGCTCCGTTCGCAGTGAATGACTGGATCATGGACAGTGGGGCGTTCACCGAGGTCGCCGTACACGGCGGCTACCGCAGTTCCGTGCAGGACTACGCCACCGAAATCAACAGGTGGTCAGAGAACGGCGCTATGCTGGCAGCTGTCGCTCAGGATTGGATGTGCGAACCGTTTGTGCTGGCGAAAACCGGGATGACAGTCGCGGACCATCAGCGGCTGACGGTCGAACGATACGACGAACTGATGGGAGAGGCCCCTGCGGCGTACATCATGCCAGTCTTGCAGGGGTATGAGCCTCACGAGTATGCGCGACACGTCCGCGAATACGGAGACCGGCTGTCCTTTGGCGCATGGGTCGGCGTGGGGTCCGTCTGCAAGCGCAATGCGTCACCGGAGAGCATTGCCTGTGTGCTTGCGGCGGTCAAGGACGAGCGCCCGGACCTGCGCTTGCACGGCTTCGGACTGAAATTGACCGCGCTCACGTGGGAGTCTGTTTCTGCGCAACTGCACTCCGCCGACTCGATGGCCTGGAGCTTTGCCGCACGGCGCGGGGGGCGCAACGCAAACGACTGGCGGGAGGCGGAACAGTACCGCCAGACCGTCGAGGACCGAAAAGGAACCGTGAAATGTGGCTTTCAGCCTATGTTGCCTCTGTTGTCGGCGTGAATGTCGCCTTTGACGTTCTGCCGCTCATCGAAACGCCGTGGGGGGTCGTCCCACCTGCCGCGTTGCTCGTCGGCGCGGTGTTCGTCTTCCGGGATTTCGCGCAACGCGCGGTAGGTCATTGGGTGCTTGCCGGAATGGCAATAGGCGTGGCGCTCAGTTACTGGCTGGCGTCCCCATATGTGGCGCTGGCGTCAGCGGCGGCTTTCGCCGTCTCCGAACTCGTCGATTGGGCCGTCTACAGCGTGTTGCGCCGCCCTTTCCGGGAGCGCGTTCTGGCGTCCTCACTGCTCGGCACACCGATTGATTCGGTTGTTTTCCTGGTCGGCATCGGTGCGTTTTCCTGGTTTGGGGTCGTGGTGATGACGCTGGCGAAACTGGTTGCGGCGGTCGGTGTCTATGCCTACTGCGGCGGGCGGTCGGCATCGGAGAACGAGCATGACTGACGAACTCAGCAAGGCGGCGAGGAGCCGGGGGAGCGCGCTCGCTAACGCGCTTGACGAGGCGCTGCATTATGGGGACGAACTCGGCGGGTGGCTTGCTGACATCGACAACTCGGATCGCGTCGAGGACGATGTGGCCGAGTGGCTGAAGTCCATGCGCCCGTACTTCGCCGACCGCGCGGACGTGACCGGCGAGACCGACTCCCCGATGACAGCGAACGAGGCGTTGCGGGTGCTGACCGCCATCGACGCAGCACTGGAGGCGAAGTGATGCGCCAGTCTCGGGGCATGTCGTTTGTCGAATCCCTGGCCAACGTCGCGGTCGGATACTGCGTGGCGGTCGTTGCTCAAATAGCAGTGTTCCCGCTTTTCAAGCTGGACGTTCCGTTGCACGACAATCTGATGATCGGGGCCGTATTCACGGCGGTCAGCCTTGCCCGATCCTACGCATTCCGGCGACTGTTTGAACGGCTGCGACCGTGAAACGGAAGCCCCGTCTTAGGTCAGCCATCGCCGCCGATCTGCGGACGCCGAAATACAGGCCGCGCAAGGTGAAGAACCGGAAGCGGTATGACAGGAAGCGTCAGCCCGACACCTCGGCACCCAGCGCCGAGTAACCGGCCTTGTCCTTCCAACTGTCGAGGTGGCCCGGCGACTGAATCAGACGGGCCGTCTTCACCCAGTCCATGCACAGGGCGACCTGTACCGGCGTCACGTCAGTCCCGAGGATGACGGACCAGCCGGTGGCGATCCTGGCGAAGTTGACAGCCGCGTCCCCGTAGTCGGCTGCCCGGTCCCCGTTGATGATTGTCTTCGCCTCGTCCAGTATCTCATCGCGCTTCATGTGCTACCACCTCCACCAGAGCTTTCAGCTTCTCCCGGCAATCGCCGTGCGCGTCGAACAGGTCCAGGACGTAGCCGGCCACGTCCGCCTGCGTCTCGGCTACCGGGACCGGCGGGG